CCAAGTGGTAAAAATACAAGTAAATTAGGATCTTCAGCAAGTCTAAGTTGAGCTTTAATTTCTGAGGTTAGACCAGTAACTGCTTTTTTTCTTCTAGCCATAAAGACCTTTAGAGTTAAAGTTTTTGAAATAAAATAACTATGATTGTAAACATACCACCTATAAGAGCTGACATAGCGTAGTACATATGTTTTTTAATGTCTTTAATTTCTGTTTCTATACTGCTAATTTTTTGATGTGTTTGTTTCTGCATAATACGACAAAGTTTTTCGTGTGATTCTATTCTTTCAAGAGCAGTATTCTTAGGCATTTTTTCCCTCAAATTTATTACAAAAGTAAGTTACATATAATTTTTCTTTATTAAATTTTTCTAAATTTTCATTGGTAACTTTAATAGTAGCAACAGCACCTGCCTTAGTACAATCGGTCCACGAATTAAATTCTATAGGTGATACTGATGTGTTGTTACACATACCTGTGATAGCCGAGCAGATAGTGTAAGCCAACACAAATTTCATTAGTCTTTTTTATCTTCTGTAACTTCATCTTTAGGAAGTTCAGCTTTTAGAAGATTAGAATAATGACCTTGCAATATATTTACATCTGCCATTTCCAAGTTTAACTGTTGTTGTTTAGCTTGGATTTGTTGCAGCTTACCTAAATATAACTTGCCATTATCAGATAACTTTTCGCTATCGTAGTCTTTATCATCGAACTTAAAGTTCATATTACCACTCCTTAGTTTTAGACGTTAAAGTAGGTGCTTTTTGTGATGCGATTTGTGCATCAAGATTAGCTTTCATATCATCTTCAGTAGTATCTGAATGTTCTAATACACAAGCTATAGCATCTTCTTTACTCATAGTGTCAAAGTTTAATTCTGATTGACCATCAGTACCATACATAGATGCAGAGTATTCTCCATCTACTGCTGTGTATCTCCAATGGATAACCTTAACTTTGTTATCTGCGTCTGTTTCGAAATTATCGAAACTCCAGTTGTATTGAGTTGCCATATTGTTATTCTCCTTATTATGGTTGTTGTTAATTTAATTATCTTCCTACTTCCCACCAAGCACCATTATAAAATAATAATGTTACTCCACCGAAAATAGTTAAACTTATATTATTTCCATCTGCTGTTTTTATTTCATCACCTGGAGAAGTTGCATTTTGGTCAGCTATTGTTAATGTAAAAGCAGAATTAGTTTTTATTATATGTAAAACTTGACCAGTAACACCACCTACTAAACCATTAATAGTTCGGCTTCCTGCACCAGTAGAAACTGTCAAAGAATTTACACCAGATACATCAGTATTATCTGGGGAACTGTCTCCTTTTTGACCACCAACGATAGCACCATTTACATTTAATTTTGCAGTTGGCGATGAAGTTCCGATACCAACATTACCAGAACTGTCGATACGCATAACTTCTGAGCCATTTGTGTAAAATTCAAAATTATTATTATCTAACTCATATTCAATAGCACCTTTAAAACTGTTACTGCTTGTTCCAAATCTAATTTGACAATCGTTAGATGAGTTGCCAACAAATTGTATTTCACAATTTGCATTATTTTCTAAATATAAAGCTGACGTTCTACTTGGAGCATTAGAAACTGCTGATTGTTGAACATGAAATATAGTTGATGGCGATGAAGTTCCGATACCTAATCCAGTAGAAGTTAATCTCATCTTTTCTGCGTTATTTATTTGAAAATTTAAAGGAACATTAGTAATAGTTGATACTCTTACTTCGCTAGATAAAGCTAAAAATGAGCCTGTTCTTGTTCCATTTACATCTAAATCAAATATTCCACCACTTGTTCCACCAAGTGTTAAATTTCCATAACCAGAATAGCTATTTGGACTACCATTAATACCAACATTCTGACCACTATCTATCGTAATAGCAGTAGAAGTAGCATTATCATCTATACCTTTAGATTGAAAATTTAATACTGGTATGTTTGCTTTATCTCTTGCGTTAGTCATTTAATTATAAATCCTCTTGTTCAGCTTTAAAAGTTGCATAAGCATCTTTAACATCTTGTGTCCAGACTGCGTTACATACTGCTTGAACCTCTGAGTGTTCATTAGATATATCTGCATCTGGCATTAAAGAATGTCTATGATACTTTCTTGATAATTCTTCGCCATCTTCGATAACTACAGTATCTGTTCTTACTTGAACTGATTTGTATTTTCCGACCACTTCGATTTTACCAATCTGTGTCTCTTTAGTTATTGCCATGTGTTGTCTCCTGTTGTGTTGTTGTTAAGTTGTTTGATAAGTTAATGAAAATGCAAATTCTGCACCTGGTACTGTTACTTCAGATGAATTTATTGCAGTTACATTGCCATTATCATTTGTTTCATAAAAATTAAAATAAGAATTTCCTTGAGTAATAAATGGAACTACATTTCTTGCAGTTGATTCTAAATCAATATATTTAAGCCAACAACTTCCTGTTGTTCTTTCAGAAAGTTCTGTCAAAAAAGCATTAGCAAAAGGAAGATTACCAACTTTTACTGAACCTACTGGACTACTTGAACCAGTAATATGTATTTCTCCTTTAACAGTTACTTGATTTCCTATTTTTACATAAGAACCTTTTGTTGCAGTATCTCCTGTTGTAAACGAACCACTTGTTGAACCAGTTACTGTAGGTGTAAAAGTTCCTTCTTCATAATCGTCTAATTTGTTTGCTGTGCCTGTGCCACCAACATATAAACCACCACCTAAGTATAGGTCTTTCCAACGATTTGCACCTCTACCTATATCTAAAACGTTATCACTTTCTGTAAGTGTGTTAGTATCAAATGGAAGCATAGCATTATCTGCACCATCTAAATAAATAGCATTATCACTATCTCCTATGTAAAGACCTGTATTAGCTATTCCAATTTTACCATTTACTGTATTATCTTTTCTAAATTGAACAATCTCTCCATCAGATGATTTTCTATTAAATAGACCAACATAAGTTCCATCTGCTGTATGATAAGCTGCACCACTTGCTAATAAAGCATGACCAACATCATCACTAGCTTCAGTTGTTGTTGCAACAAAGAAATTTCCATTTGCATCAATCCTAGCTCTCTCTGTATTATTAGTAGCAAAACGAGTAACACCATTTGCTTTATTCCAAATAAATAATGTACTACTTCCTTGTACTACAAAACTTTTATATGAAGCATCAGCAGTATCTTCAAATTTAATACCTGGTTCTGCATTTTTTATATGAATACCTCTAGTTTGACTTCCAAAGTCTGTTAAAATTGGAGCTGAAGTTCCAACTCCAATATTTGAAGCAGAAGCATCTACAAATAAAAGATTACTAGCAACATCTAAATCTCCAGTCATTGTAAGATTAGTGATGCCTGTATAAGCACCAGTAATTCTAGCATCAGCTATTGTTCCACTAGCAATATTACTTGCGTTTAAATTTGTTAAATTAACTCCACTAGCTGATGGTAATGTTGCTGGGAACCTAGCATCTGGTACTGTACCACTTGTAAGATTTGATGCGTTTAAGTTTGCAACTGCAAAAGTTCCAAAAGCTACAGCTTCAATAATATCGCCATTGGTTACAGCGGATGCAAAGACAATAGAACTACCAGATGTAACTGTAACATCTGTTCCATTAACCATCTTAATACCATTTAGATAAACATCTATAAATCCAGCATCATAAGCAAGTGTATTACCATTAGCATCTGATCCACTAAAAGTAGTTGGAGTTCCAGAAGCTACAAACTTAAATCTGTCTGAAGTACCATTAACTGATGATCCAGCATTTTGCCATCCACTAGAACCATATACATTTAAAATATTTGTTGATGTATCAAAATATAAATCTCCAGCATTTAGTGATGTACTAGGAGCCGAAGAAGCAATACGATAAACTTCGCCAAAATTATTTACTGAAGCTAAATTTGTTGCAACTGTATTTACATTAGCTATTGATCCGCCAACATTATTAACATTACCTATTGATCCAGCTGTTAAATTTATATTAGCAGAATTTGCATTAACAGAATTTATATTGGATGAATTATTATTAACATTCGTTATTGCAGTAGAAATTCCAGCTACTGTATTAATATTCGATGCGTTAGAAACTGCTGAATTTATATTTGATGCGTTAGCAACAGCTGCATTAATATTACTTGCATTTGCAACAGCTGCATTAATATTAGATGCGTTTGCAACAGCTGAGTTAATATTATTTTGATTAGTAACTGTTGGAGTTAATTGCAACCAAGTAGTAGTAGAAAGGTTATAAACCTTCATTACATCGTTAGTCGTATCAAAATATAAAGCTCCATCTTTTAAAGCATTACCATCATTGTCAACTGTTGGATCAGATGATTTAGCTCCTAAAAAACTGTCATCAAATAAATCAAAAGTAGCAGCGGCAGCACTAGCAGAGTTAGCAGATGCTGTAGCTGAGTTAGCAGAATTTGTTGCTTGAGTAGAAGATGTTGAAGCTGATGAAGCAGCATTTGTTTCTGAAGTTGATGCAGCGGATGCTGAGTTGGCACTAGCTGTAGCTGAATTGGCACTAGCTGTAGCAGAGTTTGCAGCGGCAGTAGCCGATCCTGCGGCAGCGGTAGCACTTGTTCCAGCACTAACTGCGTCTACCAATAAAGACCAGTAAGCTGTATTAGTTAAAGCTGTTCCTATTGGTGAATTTTGAATACAAATATAAACATTATTTAGTTGAGCAGTAGTTGTTGATTTTACAATATCTCTAATAACATAAGCTGCTGTAGTAATTGTTGCGTCTGTACCTTTAAAAGTTCCAAGTTCTTGTGTAACTGAAAGTTCTCCAGAAGAATCAAATGATAAAACTTTATTTGCTCTATCTGTTGCACCAACTGTAAACTCAGTTGATGTCATAGTATTAGTTCTAGAAATTTTAAGTGATCTATTTAATTCCTCTTGAACTTGTTGAGTTGTCATGGTTGCACGATCCAAACCCTCTTCATGAGATTCCGCAGGGAATGGATCATTAGCGATATAATCTATCGCTTGAGTTTGCGGAACTTCTCTAATTATTACAACTGTCTGACCAGATGCAGGAACATTACCACTTGTAAAAGTTATTGAACCTCCACTAGCATCACCAGCACCAGCTACTGTATAGTGTGTACCTAAACTTTTTACAGTTTCAGCACCTGTGCTATTAACTCTAATAATTACGATTAAGTCTGAGTCTGCAAATATTTTATACCCATATGCAAATTGGGTTGTACTCCCATTACCAGAGTAGGAATTTTTTACTGTAGTTGAAGATACTGTCATGTTA